TAAAAGTTAGTGATCCTTACGGTAAGTTTGCTGTACTGTACCATAAATTAGTTATGGAAAATGGCGACAAAATAGATATAGGAAAACAACAAAGACAAGAAATTGGTAACGAATTATCTTATAGAATTACTGGCGACATAGGACAACATGAATTTACTAAGGCAAAGTCAGAAAACCCAAACTGGGAAGGTAATAAAAAGTCTTTTAAAACAAACACACATACAAAAGAACCTAACAGGCAATTATCAATAGTAAAACAAAGCAGCTTAAAAGCAGCTGTAGAGTTTTGCAACAGTTCAACTTGTGGTGTAGATGATATACTTAAAATAGCACAGCAGTTTACAGACTGGGTAATGTCAGAAGAAACAAAAACACTTAACACAAGTAATACTGCTAAAGTTATGCACGATTTGGCAAAAAACCCAACAGGAATTATGAAGCCAACAGACCATAATAATAACGATTTACCAGATTTACCATACTAATTATGAGGAATATATTTTACGACAGTCAAAAAGATAAGTTTACAAACTTGCGTATTTGTGCAGAAACTTCTTTAGGTATTCCAGAAGGTTCTTTAGCAACTAGCAGTAGAAAACAGGGTTTAGTATATGCCAGAATGGCTGTGTCTGTTGTTGCTAAAATAGAACAAAATGCTCCATTTGAAATAATGGCAGATGTACTAAAACAAGACAGAACATCTTTTTATCATTATACTAAGTACCATAAGGATAGATACAGCAGAGATAGTCTTTATAGACAATACTTTGATACTGTATATAAGGCATACAAAAAAATAGATAGTGATTTAAATATATTCTATGATTCCTGGCATTTAAAAGAATTTTTGTTAAGAAATGGTGTTAAAAATAATGAAAATAAAAAAGAATGTACTATAAGAGTTACTTCTGGAGATGTAACAGCTGATATACATACTACCTACTTTGATCATTTAAATCAAATAGAAAATATTAAATTAGCACTTAAAAATTATAAATTTAAGTACCATTATCTATGAAACAAAAACCAAACTACTATTCAATAATACCAGCTAGTGTTAGATATGATAAAAATTTAACACCTAATGCTAAGTTGTTATATGCAGAACTATCGGCACTAATTGGTATGAATGGTCAATGTAAAGCACCTACCTGTTATTTTGCTGATCTTTATGAAGTTAGTAAAACATCTGTACAGACTTGGTTAAAGTCTTTAGAAGATAATAACTATATAACAAGGCAAGTTACTTACAAAGAGGGTAGTAAAGAAATTTTGTGTAGGCACATAAGTTTGGTTGAGTACCCTACACCTAATATTTTAAGAGATAAAAATAATATTACATATAGTAAAAATAATATTACATATAGTAAGGAGCGTTTTAAAAAACCAACTGTTGAAGAAGTACATGAATATTGTAATGAAAGAAAAAATAATATATGTGCTGATGCTTTTATAGATTTTTATTCTTCTAAAAATTGGTATATTGGTCGCAACAAGATGAAAGACTGGAAAGCAGCAGTCAGAAATTGGGAACGTAGAGAAAAGAAAAACCCAGCATCTAAAATAGATAGTCAAATAAATGAATACTTAAAAGGAAAAGAATTATTATGAAAGCACTACAAAATGAAAACTTAAAAGAATTAACTGAAAAAGTATATGATCTTATTTCAGTAACTTCAGTAGAGTTAGGACATAGAACAGATGGTAAGACTATGGCTGCTCTTTCTAAGATATTTGCACAAGACCTAATGACAGAAAATAGATTTAAACGATTGACATTCAATCAGATACAAGATTCTTTCAAAATTGGTGTACGGTTTTGTGAATTTGAACCGTTTTTAAATATTAAAACTTTTTACCGTTGGGTAATAAGTCATAAGAAAACAATATCAGATGCAGAATACAAAGTTAGAACACTTAACCAAGACCCTAAACAAGTACCATACTATCAAGAACCAATTAAATTACTTAAATAATGGAAACAATCATAGCAATAACATTTATACTAAGAATCATTTATATTAACTTAACAGATTAAACATGAAAACAAAAGAAAAAGTATTAAAATTACTACAAGAAAATGTATCATTAAGAGATAATGATAACAAACTTATTGCAACTATTTGGGATAAGGAATTAGAAAAATTTGGATTAGACTGGAATGTACGCAAACATTTTTATATTCTTTTTTCTGATGGAAAACTTACACCACCTACTACAATAAGTAGAATGCGTAGGCAAGTACAAGAACAAAACGTAGAACTAAGGGGTACAAACTATAAGGGTAGACAAACTACCATGCAAAATAAGTGGCTAAATGACTTAGGCTATGAAGCCAATAAGTAAACTAAAGAAAGAACTAGACAAGTGGTTTAGTCTTTATATTAGACTAAGAGATGCTACAGCAGAAGGCATGGTACAGTGTTTTACATCTGGAAGGGTGTACCACTACAAGCAGATTCATGCTGGTCATTTTATGAGCAGAAAAAACCTAGCCACAAGATGGTGTGAAATAAATGTACAGCCACAATCACCTAAAGACAATCTTTTTGGACAAGGCGAACAGTATAGATTTGGATTAAATTTAGATGCTAAATATGGCGAAGGCACAGCAGAAGAACTACAATACAAGTGCAGACAAACAATCAAAATGTCTAGGGTAGATTATGAAAGTGAAATTAGTTATTACAAGAAAGCTGTTAATAAGTTAAAAAAAGAAAAGGGAATAGAATAATTTTTTTTATAACTTTGGAATATGATAACTCCAATATACGCAAGTAAGCAGCACGAAGTGATATTGGAAGAATATTTAATAATGGTAGATTCTTTTATAGATGACATATCAACAAAAACAAGGTACAATAATTTTTTAGATGTTTTAAGTGTTGTAATAGAATATCATAATAACTATGGTAAGTCAAGAACATCTTCAAATTGGTATGACTGGATTATGATACTACCTGTAAATATTTCAGTAATGACTAACGGATATTTAGCAGCAATAGAAACAAAAAAAAATGCAGCAACTGTAAGAGCTTACAAACTTATTATGAATGAAAAATTACAAGAAGTAATTACTAAGTTAGAAAATTTAGAAATAAGTAATGAATAATATATATAATGAAATAGCACAGCTTACAGATAAATTTAAGGATATGTGCTATGGACTTACTACAGATAAAAACGACATAGAAAACGCTGTACAAGAATTAATGATGTATTTTTTAACTATGAACAAACAAGTATTAAAAGATATATATACAAAAGATGGTAAACAAGGAATAATAAAATATGGTGCAGTAGTATTGAAAAGAGCTTTGACAAGTCCTAGAAGTCCTTTTTATTATAAATATAAAAAATATTATACTAATTTACAATACAATACAAGCAACAGTACAAGAGAAAATATGAATGAATTTTATAATAACATATACAATGTACCAGAAACAATAGTTAATGAATACCAATGGCAAAAATTAGAACAGATAGATATAGAACTAGATAAAATGTACTGGTATGATCGTGATGTATTCAAGCTATATTATTATGAATCTAACACATTAGATAGTTTAGCAGAGAAAACAAAGATAAGCAGAAATAGTCTTTTTATAACTATAGACAAAGTAAGAACAAAATTAAAAGAAGTATTAGATGAATAAATTTTTTACAAGTCAAGAAGTATATGAAGATAGATTAGCAATATGTAAAGACTGTAAATATTATTTTAAATTAACAGGACAATGCAAACGGTGTTTGTGTTTTATGAAAGTAAAAGCAAGAATAGCACCAATGGAATGTCCAGAAAAATACTGGCAAAAAACAACAGAAATAGAAACACCAGAAGATTTACCAAAAGAAATAATAGATGAAATATTAAATATTTGGGATGATATAAAAACTGGTAGAGCTAAGAATAATGAAGTAAAAGCAAAAATGATTGAACTATACAACACTATATATATGACTAATTATAGCACAGGTACTAATTGTGGATCGTGTCTATCTTCTTGTTTTGATGGTATAAAAAAATTATATAAAAAATATGTTTGAAGCACTAAAACACATAATAGGAATATGTGGCGAACCACATCCAAGTTTAATTACAATTTTATTTGGTACACCAATAGCTAGTTATATAATATATAAATTAAAAAAAAACAAATAATATGTGGATAGCATTTGGAATTATAGTTGGTTTTATGTTAGCTGGTAGTTTTGTTGTGTCGTATTTAGATTACAGAGAAGAACAAAGAAACCAAAGAAAATTAAAAGAAAATATGAAAAAGTTTGAAACCAGGATAGGTGCATTACATAGTGATAGGCAATACGAAAGAACTACAATACCAAAAAGAAATGGAAAATAATTACAAGGAAGAACCACAACCTAAATACTATATAGGTAAAGTGCATGGATATACTGTAAAAGATATAGTAGATGACTTTGAGTTAGGAGCTTGGACATCACAAGCAGTACAGTATATATTAAGGTCTGGAAAAAAACAAGACAATACAGCAAAGCAAGATATACAAAAAGCTATTAATGTATTAAAGTTTGAATTAGATAGATTGAGCAATGGCACTATATAAATGCGAATGCGGTAAAGAAGAAAAGCACTTAGGCAAAGTAACTATAGTGCATAAGGAAGGTAAATGGGTAGCAAAAGAAGCACTTTGTAGTTGTGGTAAGTATATGGATAGCGAACCAACAGAAGGTATGCCTAAACTAATAAGAACAGAACCAACACTAAGCAAAAAAAGAGATATGCTGTGGGATGGTGCAAAAGAAAA